TAGGATGTAATCTAAAATTGTAACAATGATAAAAACTGGCACTACAAAAGCAATTATAATGATACCATTATTTTTTAGGTGTTTTAAATATTCTCTTTGATTCTTTTGACTTGTCATTCCTTTGTTCATTTTCTTGTATCTCCAATACTGTATTCAATTTTGACCTCAACCTGATGAGGTCATTATCAAGCATTCTTATTCTATCAATGAGACCTATAAGTACACCATTTGCCTCACTTAACTTTACTTTAATTTCAGTTGTAATAAAGGTGTAAATGAAATATATAAAATATCCCATAGCAACTGCTGCTAATGTAGCAAAACCATACTTGTCTAGTATCTCAACAATGTCCATTAATCCTTTCTAGCGTCAACCTTACCATCTGCCCTAGAAATTCTATCTTCATCTGGTCGAAGTTTTAAGGCATGAGATATCAGCAAATCTAACTTTATCATATCATTATTCATTGTCTTAATTCTATTATCTAATCCCATAATAATGCCGTGCATACCTTTGACTTGACCGATTACCGATCCTAATATGTATTTGAGAATGATGTAAATAAAAAGTCCCATGACAGCAGACGCTGCTACAGGCAAACCAAATTCAATGAGTAATGTAAAAAATAAATCCATACTCCTATTTATGCCAAAAAAAAGGGGACTTTATTGTCCCCTTTTGAAATTTAATCTAAATTATTACTATCTTTTCCAGATAGCCCACAGAATTCCTAGGGTAATTAGTCCTATAAGACCTTGTGATCCTAAGTCTGCAACAATTGCCGAAATGTTATTAATAACACCTAATGAAAGAAATGGTACAGCAGAGCCGAACACTACTTCTAATGCAATTGATAGTCCGATTAGTGAAACTGCTACACTTGTAACATTACTAATTCCATCCGTTATTGATTTCCACATAATTGATTACTCCTTTATATTTAAATCTTCTTAATTTATATTATTTGATATCTCAAACTTCTTCATACTATAAAATTAATATAATAATATTTATATAAAAAGGGGTTAGAACCTAACATCCTAACCCCCATATAGAGAAAACAGGTGGAGAGATTACTCGTCCTCTTCTGCTAACTTACTGAAATAAGATAGTGTTTCATCACTACCCTCATCATTCGTTGCAGGAGTAGGAGCACTTACCGTTTCTGCTACATCTGGACTACTGTTCGTTGCAGGTGGGATAGCAACATCTTCAGCGGTCACAGTATTCCTAACACCAGTTAAAACTTTGTCAAGTTTTGCTTTAAGCTCATCATATGATTTAAAGTTATCGGGTGCAAGGAAAGGTTTTAATGGATACTGTTTGTTCCATAATTCTTCAATGGCCTCATCATTATCTTTTATTGCTGATGGGCTATCAAATTCTGATTTATCATAGTTCCAGAATCCGTCAACTTTTCTGATTTTTAGTTTAAAGTTTGCACCTTCCCAAAAATCAAATGGGTTGATTGGTTTCTCATCTTCAAATTCAGGTTTCATCGCTTCGGTAATCTTATCAAAGATTTTCTTACCGAATTTAAATAGTTTTACTTGACCTTCATTTTCAGGATGTTTTGAATCATTAATAATAAGAACATTTGCAACATAAGATAGTTTTCTTTTTCTCTTTCTTGCAATTTCTTTATCTGCTTCAACACCTGAATTCCAAAGTAAAGTGTTTGATTCACTTACTGGATCTTTTTTGTTAAGTGTTGTTAAACTATTCTCAATATACCAACCACCAGGTCCTTGAAAAGCGTGAGACCATAATCTTGCCCAAGGCAAATCTTCATCTTTAACTGCTGGTAGAAAACGAAATACTGCATAACCATTACCAGATTTATCTAGTTCAGGTTTCCAGAATCTATCGTCTTGATATGATTGTCTTTGTTTTTGAGGTTCGGCAACTTTTTGTAGTTCGCCTATTAGTGTGTCTAAATTAGACTTCGACCTTTTTAAGGCCGCTATACTTGTATTCATATTTGTATCTCCGTATGTTTATCGTATGTTATCTTATCCACTTTGTATATAATATATGTTTATATTTATATGCTAAAATAGGTGGGACTAGGATTTACCCACAAGAAACAGCCCGGATACCATCCTATAAACTGCCTCCGCCTACTTCTATCTGTCGATAGTTTGACACCCCTTGTTTTCCAAGTAATGCCTGGGTACAACCCCTAAGCAACCAAGTTCGCCCCTCTGGGGAAGGACTCTTCCTTGCACTATTAAAAGAAAGTAATTATTTTTCTTTTGCATATATCTTATTATAACAGATTTTTGGTCCTCTGTCAAGCACTTCAAAATGTTTCTTTATTATTAGGATCATCATCGGTATCTAATTGAGATTTATCCGAAAATGTTATTCCGAAATCATTATACTTTTCGGATGCCACACTATGTAATGCTTCATCAACCTTCGGTTGTTTCTTCAATTCGGCAATCTCATTTTCCAATGTTTCTATTTTATCTTCGGCAACTTTGAGTAAGTGTTTCAGTTCTCTTATCTCCATACCTGCTTCCATTACAGTATGTTCTGCCGTAAATCTTCCTGCCTCGTCCATTATATTGTTAATATCCTATTTCTTAATCTAACTGCCCTATCTCCAACTTGTTTTGCCCATCGGGAATCCATCATTTCTACTGCAGCAGTTTTCCAGTCACCTGCATTTACGCCTGCAATAAATTTTTTGAATTGTGATAATCGTGGTGCTCCCATATTAAAGCACATATTCACTATCACTTGTTGAGCAGTTTCTGGTAAGTCATCAAGGTTAGAAAATACTTTCTTTGATTCACTAATATATTTCTGTACATCTTCATCAAATACAGCATTTACTCTATCTTCGCTTACTGTTGTTCCTACAGGACTACCGTGTTCTTCATCGCCTTCTACGATTAAATGTCCAATACCAAAGGTTGCATAACCTAAATGGTCATTATAAATTTCATATTTGACACCTTCATCTGTTTTAAGTTGTTCTCTTAATTCATCTATATTCATTTTTTCTCCTTTATTTTGCTTTTACCATTACTTTAGGTAATATATCACAATTATATGATAGTGTTCTTCTAACTTGGTCTGTATCTTTAAACGGATAAACTGCATGGACTAATGTGTATGGGAATACAAAAAAATCTCCTACTTTAGGACTTAATCTAATTTGCGACATTGATAGTGAGTGTTGAGCACCACCTATAAATTCTAAATGACCATTTGCAGGATTACTATGATTTACTATTTCTTCGCCATATGTGTCAGGTACTTTTAAAAATAATACAGACGATAAACCTACTAAACTATTTTTACTTGCATGGAAATGACAAGGATTATATTCACCTGCATACATATCATTTATCCAAGCACTATTTAAAGCCAATTGATGTGTTTCACTTAATACTGATCCTAACCTTTTCATATACTCACCAAAGCACATTTGAAAAGTAGCGTTCACATTATCACTTAATAAGTGATTGACTAATTTTTCTTTTTTAATTTTACCTGCAAGCTGAGGACTCCAGTCTACCGTTGTTATTTCTTTTTCTTCAAAAACATTATTGATATCATCAATAAATTGTTTTGGCATTTCAAACTTAACGACTATCTCACCTAGTGTTAATACTTCGGTTTTTACTCCTTCACTCATTATATCTCCTTCAGTTTATTTCTTAAACTTTTTTTGTATTTTGTAACATTATATTTAAGAAATGGTCTGTATCTAATCATTCTATCATACAATTTAGGCCATAATACCTTTTCACTTATACTTTTATTTAGTTGCTTTGAAAATGATAATATATCATCTAATATTAAAACAGTTTCAAAATTTATCTTCTTTGCTAAAAACATTTTCACAATAGGTGGATGTTGTCCATCTTTTGAATTAAATATATCATCAAATTCTATCTTTCGTTCCAGTATATAATCAATGTCTTGTTCATAATAATAATGTAATGCCTCTATCTTTTTACTCCATTGTTTGTATTGGTCGTCACCAGTTTTGCCAATGATGTCACCAACCCATAAATTAGTATTAGAAACAAAATTGCTAAGGAAGTAGTCAACAATAGTGCTATTGTTATAAGATTTACTAAGCTTATGAAAGAAATAGCGATCCCTTCTTTTAGTAAAGGTTTCCAATCTTGCAGTTGTTCTACCGAGGTGCTTATGAAAGTCGTAAGATTGTTTTTTACTTGTGAAGTGGAGTTTGATTGCCAAATAGATTTTATATACCTCAAAACCATTCACTTACTATCGTCCCTCTAAATAATTTACCATATGTGCATAACCAGATACCGTGTAAGGGTCATCATCATTACTTAAATTATTTAAACCAGGTTCTACAAGCATATGTTTAATCTCTTTGTTGTCTATTAAAGCAGAATATCTCCAACTTCTCATACCAAAACCTTGAGCAGGTTTGTTTACTAACATTCCTAAACTTCTAGTAAATGCACCATCACCATCTGGTATCATTTTAACATTTTTAATATTCAAATCTTTTGCCCAAGCGTTCATAACGAAGGCGTCATTAACTGATATACAATAAAGTTCATCAATACCTAATTCTTTAAAATAATCATAATGTTTATCATACATAGGTAAATGTTCACCTGAACAAGTTGGTGTAAATGCACCTGGTAAACCAAACATAACAACCTTTTTATCTTTAAATAAATCATCTGTGGTTACATCTTTCCATGTGCCCCCTATAAAAGTACAACCGCCTTTTTCTTCGCTGTCGTCTATTCTAGTTTTAAAAATGTTATCGTATAGTATCTTCTTACCCATTGAGTACTCCTATTAACCATAGTGTTCCAAAAACAACTAATGCTATTTCTGCTCCTGTCATATTATTTCTCCTTATATTGGTAATTTTGCTGTTTTTTCTTTCAACATATTAAGACTTTGTGCCTCAAATGCCAACTTTTCTTTTAAAGTTTTATTGATTAACCCTTTAGTATTACTAGGGTCTACACCATTTTCTTCACAATATATGATAATTGCTTCCATATATCCTATTCGTTTATTCTTAACGCTTTCTTCTATTAAAATTGCAAACTTATTTGGTGTTATTATCATAGTTCTATTATACTATATTTTAAACCTGTTGTCAAGGTCTGTAAGGGTTATATATTCTAAATTTTCACAATCTTTCCATTCTTCTACTTCAACATTAATTGCTTCATCTTCAGGATTAACTTTATAAAACTTTACATCTTTAAATTTATTAAATGTGTTCTTATGTTGTTTAATCCAATTAAATGTTTCATCTGGATTATCAGGTCTTGCTAAATCAGCATCTGCTTTAGCATAACAATCGGTACCAGCATATACATTATTTATTTTATTATCTTTTGAATATAAATCGTGTCCAATAATATAAACTTCTTTTGCTTCTAATTCACAAGCAAGATATATTGACCTAGAACCTGTTGCATAAGCAAAATTATCTACATCTGGTTCTATATTAACTACTTTATCTCCTTCTGAAACGCCTGTGATATAAGTTATACCTAAATTACGACCTTTCATAAGTGTAAACACTCCATCAGCACCATGATAAACAACTTCCTCACTATCGTTCCAAACAATATCAGTTTTATCTGCCATTGTTTTTAACATTTCTTGAGCAACAAATATAGGAACTGGTGTCCAATATCCTAAATAACAAGTATGTTTGTGAGCATATCCTGAACGATATATTTCGTGATTCATTCTTGAATCTAATGCCACTAATATATCGGGTGTATAATCTCTATAAATTGCATT